TTGACTGTTTTCGAGCAGCAACTAGAACATGATGTCGGTGAAGCAGCCCGAGCCTGTCTTCTTAGTGGCGTCCCTATTTATTACGCTGAAAAAAATACGCCAGAAGGATGTGTCATTAAAGAGTATCCCGATGGCCGCAAGAAGCTGGTTAGTTTTATGACCGGCACTGAAAAAGTAGTTAAGATTAAAGTCTGATACATCCCTAGCCGCGCCGCAATTAACTCCAAAGAAAAATAGAGTACTGTTGCGGCTTGGCCAACCCCGTACAGCAACAAAAACAAGTTTTGTTGCTGTACAGGGTTTTCGATAATTCCGTCAGCATGAAGTTTTAGCGGCTAAAAATGTTCACCACCGCCATGCAAATGGCTTGTTGCTGACCGGAAATGCGATGCCGTCAGCGTCACGGCCACGTACAACCTGATTGAGAAGCTTTCTGACTTCACGGCGCTCTGGCCGGGTCATCATCATATTGCGATACCAGGACGGTGATTTATCAAACCACTTGGAACAACTGGTAAAATGTGAACCAACACGACGGTAAGACTTCAGGCGACCACCAGGAAGTCGATCGCGCCCCTACTTTTTACAGACATAAAAACCTCTAAGTAATTGAATCACCTAGAAGATGTTTTTCTGTTCATATCCTGTCAGTTTTAAGGCCATATAGAGGCTCCGTGGTGAGACGTAAAATCTGGCTCTTGATGGGGCCATACCGGGGCTTAACGCCCCCGCCACGGCCCCATCAAAGCGCACGAATAATATGAGCAGTCAGCAGGACATACATAATGCGTTGCTCATTACTGTCAGCTTTACTCCTGAAAAGCCAGCCAATTACCGGAATTTTGCTGATAAATGGTACAGAACGGTCAGCATTGCTGGATGATGAATCAATCAACCCACCAAGTAAGAGAGTCTGGCCATCCTTAATCTGAACAGTGGTCTGAATCTGGCGCTGATTAGTAATAATATCAGATGCTTGGTCATCATTGCTGATTGAATCGGCGCGGGTATCGATGGTCAAAACTAATTGCCCGTTCCCCATGACAACAGGCGTTACCTTGAGAGAAACGCCAACATCATGACGTTCGATAGTCTGAAACGGATTATTTACCCCAGCAGATTCACCCGTTACCTTTCCTGTGATAAACGGCACATTCTTACCTACGGAAATATAACCAGTCTGACCGGACTGAGTAAGAATGCGCGGTGTTGAAATCACCTTAGAGCGTGAATTACTCTGGACAGCACGCAGAGACAGCGCCAACACGTTACCATCAAAAATACCAAAAGAGCCGCCCACCGTAGAAAGAGCATTACCCAGCGCAGAAGTATTAAAACCCCCCGCCACCTTATGGCCGGATGCAGAGCCAGCTGCAAATGACAAATCAACACCATCAGACAAACTGGTTTCAAACATGAGCGATTGAATGAGTACCTGATCACGGGCAACATCAACTGAGTTAATGAAATTGGACAGAACAGGCAGTAGCTCGTCAGGCGCAGATACAATCAGGGAGTTATTGCCGGGATAATCCACGACATTACCCCCGCCATTCGAATCCAGATAAATTTTAACCAGTTGCTGAACATCAGACGCTCGTACTTTTGTCAGCTTAAAATTTCTGACAGTGAGCGCCACAGGCGCTGGCTGACAGGATGGCTCTGGCGGAAAAGAGTCATAAGACTGATTATCGGAATCATCAGGGTCTGATGCCATCTGTGACGGTAATTTTGACGGCAAAGATACTACCGCAGGATTACCAGAAAGCATGACAAATCCATTAGCATTCAGAACAGATTTGAAAAAGTCATCAATATTTGTGGGATTAACATCAGCATTAAATACTGTTACGGAGCCTTTAACATCGGGGTTAACAATAACAGGCTTACCAGTTTTTGATGAATACCACTGGACAAATGAACGAACGGATGAATTATTAAGATTAACAGTTTCAGCAGAAACACAAAAAGAATAAATGAATAAGATGGCAATGCAAAATAAACGCATAGTAATATTACTCCTGACAGGTGACGCTTTGTAAATAATGGCCTTTTCTGATAACAATTCGGCAGGCATCTTTAATATCAACGGAATAACCATCTTTAATTAAATCAAAATACTGGTACTTCATACCCTTAGCGTCAACAAACGTAACAGAAACATCAAAACCAAGCTGAGAGAAAGAATCAATAGAAAGTCTCGGTAAATCGCTGGTACTGTCAGGTGTTACCGCCCTCACCTGTTCAGCATGAACTGATTTAATAGCCGAAATTTCATCGGCATTCTTACCAGATTGTAGCCAGAAGCCAAGCCCAAGCCCAAAGGCAAAAAATGAAAGCATTAATATTAATCGGTTTGATTTTCGGAAATAAATTTTCGTGAGGCGCATATAATAATTAAGTCCTTTGTGAACAGAAAACTGGCCATGTGTAATAAATGGCGGTAAAAGAGAATAAGCACCATGCGGATAGTTATCAGTAAAAACCTGTTTTGTATTGTAGGCGGAATATAATGATTTTCCGGTGTATATCCATTTATCAACAGTAATTGAATTAACGTTATCACCATATTTAACAATACCAAAGTGTACCTTTGGTAAAGAAAATCGCGCTCCTGAAACTAAATTCATAATAGAGCCAATAAAAGGAATGTTTAATTTATCTGAACGGCGACAATAAACAACATGTTCAGCAAGTGCCAGACGAGCTTGCTTATCCATTATCGAAATATCCTGAATCAAAAAAATAATATCCCAACCTAATTTACGGGCATGTAAAAACCAGTCAATAACAGGTTGTCTGTCTTTATCACCCCATGAACGGGAATTAAACCAAGTACCACATTCATCAAGCACTAAAAGGCCATTGCGGGATTCATCGTAAGATGTATTTCCAATACCAATAGCCAGTAAATCATTTAATGAAGGCTTATCAGGAACACGAATAACGCGCGTTTTTTTAGCATAACGCCCAACCATAGGCATATTATGCAATTTAAGATCAAGATTAGTGGCAACAGGACAACCCTTAGCCAGTCTTTCCTGTATTCTGGAAACACTAACCAGTGTCTTGCCTGAGCCTAATTTGCCTGTTACTACATGAACCGCCATTTAAATCACCCTGTTTGCATAATCAAGAAATTTTTGTTTTAAATCGAAAACAAAAACACTGATACGAGTAACCATAATAACGTTAACACACGCCTGAAAATGGTCAGGCAGTACAGACGCCATTAGATGTGAAAAATCAGCGGGTAACCCGATATACATGACCTCAGCAAGGTACTGCATTAAAAGCGTAACAGTTGTTGTAATTAGCGCAACCAATGCAACCGCTATTAAACCTGTTTTGGTTGCAAGCCGAGCTAAAAAACTTGCCGCATAGCCAATAAGTAAAGGAACAAGACCAATAAGAAAACGCAACAATGCAGGAATACCTAATAATAAAGGCATCACTCACCACCTTTACGAAGCAATGAAGTTAAAGAAGTAAATACATACCAGAACGTAAGGCAATAAAAAACCCATGAAAGAGCATTTTTAATAGTCAGTAATTTATCGCAGCCAATATCGATCTGATAAACCTCTCCGGGGAAAATAATAAAATCAGAACAACCATTACCATTAGGTAAATTGGGCAACATAGCACCTTTATTTAAGAAAGCCTCCCATAACGCACCATGAGAATCCTTTGCAATTCCTAATTCAGATTCAGCTAAAGTGGAAGCGCTATCTAATTCAGACCCCCCCTCCCCATAACGGGAATCGCCGCCAGAAGGATCAGCAAAACGTCCGGCTCCGCGAGTAAGGTTATTTATAGAGTCAACAAGACGATTTATATTATTTTTAGTCTGTTCATCAGCCGACTTTTTATCATCAGATGAGGTATCTTTTTCTGTTAACTTATCATGAATCTCACTGGCAATTTTAGGTGAAGCACCTTCGATAGCTGACTGAATATCTCCTTTGGTAATACTTGAGCCATTACCACCGCCAGAACTGCCACTTGGGTTACCACCGCCTGTATCACCTCCACCGGTATCACCATCCCCCGTATCCCCGCCTCCAGTATCACCGCCATCGCCAACAGGAGAAGAAGGCTTATCTGAAGGTGCGGCTACAGTTCCGGTAGGCTTCCATGTCGCAGCACAAACAGTGCTATCACTCTGGCAAACAATGACGCCAGTGGCCTCATATTCACAACCGTTATAATAAATATAACGATCACCGTCATAAGAATAGACATTATTGAATACACCTTCTTCGGGGGGGTTAGCTTCACAAATCTCTTCAGGCGTAGGCTCGGAAGGTTTTTCATCAGGAATAGATCGTTGAATATCACCTATAATATAAGCAGTTAAAGTCCAGTATTTATCTTTCTGGCCTGGAGAGTCGCTGTAAGTACAAGCGTCAGAAAATACAAGACGGAATTCAGAGTTAGGCCACATTCCCTCATAAGTTGGTTTAACCTGATTAAAAACAACCTGAGCACTGTCTTTAGCTCCCTGACAGGAAGAAGCCTGCATGGTTGCATCAATATAATAAACAGTTTGTTTAGTACCATCTTGGTTGGTTATTTGCTTACTTTCAGCATATGCAGAGCTTTGAAAAGTAGATTTAGTAATGCTTTCCCATGAATCAGCATATGAAAAAGAAGAAATAAAAATAGAGAAAGTAATTAATATTTTCCTTTTCATAATAACCCAATTTAATAAAGGGGCAACAAATGCCCCTGAGTGAATTTTAAACTGCTTTAGAAGCGAATTTTTTAAAAATACGAATGGCAAGGCCAGCACCAACCACAGCAACAACGACAGGCCATACTTTACCAATAAGATCATTTGCCTGAGTCAGTAATGCATCCATTGCCTGACCTGCATAATCAGTCCCGCCTGTAGACTCAGCTGCCGCAAAAGAACTCGCAGAAACAAAAAGCGCTGTTGAAGCTACTGCAATTTTAGATTTAACAAAAGACAAAACTTTCATATAAATAACTCCATTAAAGTTACATTACATTAATCGGTCAGAAAATGATTTAAATGAACCGACCGCGTAGAAAAGGGCAAAACCAAAGGTATAAGCCCCGAAGAAATAAGCTATATACATTAACGAAAAACCCCCGCAGTAATTGCGCCGAGGCCAAAAGAGATAACAATGCCTGACGCTATTAATATTTGTATAACATCAGCCATATTTAACCTTTTATTTCAGTGATTCCACCGTCAGATGAAATATTATAAGTTACTCCTTCTCTACCTTCCATTGACCAGACACGAACATATACAGGTATCTGGACTAACTTACCGATAAGATTATTTGCCTGATTCATTACACCGGCATTAACAAGAGCCTGAGAAACACGAATAATAATCTGGTCTTGCTTAGTGCCGCCAAAACCATCAGGGATCTCTAAGCCAATACCAATTTCATTATAGTATCCCTGACCATTGACCTTATTACGCTGGCGAGCACCAAGCATTTTACCTTTTACAAAAAGACCATAATTAGACATATCACTCTCCTTTAATACCAGTTACTGGCATGTGAAATACGGTTATGATCGAAAATTAAACCTTTCTCATAAAACCATGATGGAATTTTGGCCGGTTTGGCTTCAAGAATACGAACCAACGGAACAACGTTATTAGAATCCGGTGACTCACAATAAAAGTTAATATCTATTCCGAAAGAAAGTAATTCTTTACGGTGTCGGTAGAATGTAGGTTTCGGTAACATCTCTTTCATGTTCGCGCCCTGCTTCCACAATAAATATGTAGACTGTATTTTTCTTGGGAGATTAATTATTTTTTCATCAGTTAATATAGTATTTTGATTCATTTCTATTCTCCCTACATAGTCAGAGAATAATTTATTGGGCGTCTGAATATTCCAGCTATTACCAAGCGTAAGATTCAAATCAATTAATTCAGTTGTTCTTAATGTTAATTCAATGCGTAATTTATCTTTTGACCAGTCCAGTAAACCTGCTTTAACGAATTCGTCTGCCATCTGGTGCCCTTTTTTGCCAGATATATGCTCATCATATTTTGAATAAAATTTCAGGCTCCAACGACGGGAGTTTTTCCCTAAGTAAACAGTGCCACCTTTACCACAGGCGCGACCATGGCGAGTTTTCGCTTTAAATTCTGCGGCATATAACCATGCACGGACATTTTCCAGTGTTGACAATGAATACATATAATTAATATCAATACGGGAAATCTTATACTGACCAGACATTACCTGACGATATGACGGGAGATCATGAGGAATATGAAGTAATGCCAGTATTCTTGCGTATACGGTTAATACCAGTCCCTGCAAATCATCAGAACCAATAACAGAATGTCCCTGAAGGAATTTTGAAGGATTCCCATCAATATAAAGATGTGTTGCCCGACCTTCGCCATCAGATCCAACAGATCTTACTTTCATCGTTGATTCATACGAACCGCGAACGGTCAACCGTTTTACTGTTTCCCACTCCACCGCACCATCAGCATCAACGCTGACGACGCTACCGGCCGGTAACGGTCGGTGTGTGCAAGGCAGGATTCCGGTAAACCAGTCGATCATAAGTGTCTCAGCAGTCAAGTAAACATGAATCAAAATGACTTTTACCTGTATTTACCATGTCAATAGACAAATATGTCTTTCAGTCATGGACAAATAAATGCTAAGCATGTTGAGATCTGTTGTCAATACGATGTCTTGTTTTTAAGGACATATTTGTCCATGAAAAAAAGCATCTAAAAAGAGTGATGTAAACTGGAGCACCTAAGATGAATCGAGAGTTGTATGTTATGGCTGATAGCAAGCGAGCAGAAAGAATACGGAAAGCTATCCTGGAGCATGGGACATACGAAGAAGTCGCAGACAAAACCGGCATCAACGTAAGGACACTTGTTAGGATAGCGACTGCTAAAACAGAACCTAAGTTCAGTGATGTGATCGAAATCGCAAAAATCACTGGTACGGATTTAAACACCTTGGCTCATGGTGATGCACTTGCGGTTAAAGAAGACGCAACAGAAAGAAAGTTGATCACTTCAGCAGATGGTTACACTGACAAAGAAACCACTGATGCCCATAACTTCATTATCTGGAACATCAGGACATTGGACAAGCAAGATATCATATCACTTGCAAGACAGGTTTCTGCTTTAAGTTCATATAGCTACAGTGCAAAGATGTTAACCAGAAAATTAATCACTGGCGATGAACAGTAA